AGTTTGACGCCTTCATCACACTCCTCTCTCAGATCGGCGTCGGCTTGATTCTCATCACGCACACCGAGGAACGGGAAGTCAAGCGGCGTGGAGGCGGAACTTACGACCGCATCGTGCCGACCATGTCCAACCAAGCACGGAAAGTGATCGAACCGTTGGTGGACATCTGGTGCTATTACATGTACGATGAGGAACGACGGGTGTTGGTGATTCAGGGTGATGACCACATCTCAGCTGGACACCGACTCGTGGAACGGTTCCGCACACCGGCCGGTAAGCCGGTGCGTCAGATTGACATGGGCCGCTCTGCCAAGCGTGGCTTCAAGAATCTCCTGGCGGCATTCAATAACCAGTACGAACCGCCACGAGAGGATCGAGAGGAGGAAGACGAACCGAAGAAGAAGTCATTCAAGATCAAGCGCTAACGTTTTCATCACATCAGGAGTAGACAGTGGCAAAGAAAATGGATTTGGACAAGCGTCTGGCCAGTGCGCTGAAGAAGCATTTGGAAGGCGCGAAGGAAGGCAAGAAGAGCGGTGGGTTCGAGGAGTTCGATGACGGTCGGTATCAGGCGAAGTTGATCAAGGCTGAGATCGGTGAGTCCGGTAGCGGGCGTCTTCAACTCGTGCTGTCGTGGAAGTTTCTCAAGGGCGAGTACAAGGGCAAGACCAAGTTCGACTATCGCGGTCTCGAGAGCGAGGACAACTTGAAGTACCTGCTCCTCGATCTCGACAAGCTGGGATTCGATACCGATGAAGTCGAATCCGTGTCCGATTTCAAGGGCATCGCGAAGGAGATCAGCAAGGACAAACCCGAAGCGAAGATCGCACTCAAGACCAAGGGTGACTTCCAAAACGTCAACATCGTGGCGGTCAAGGGATCTGACGACGACGAAGACGATGAGGACGAGGACGACGAGTCGGACGAGGAATCGGACGACGACGAAGAGGAAGAAGAGGACGACGAACCGAAGAAGAAAAAGTCATCCAAGAAAAAGAAGGATGACGATGACGATGACGATGACGACGACGAGGAGGAAGAGGAAGAGTCCGACGACGACGACGAAGACGAAGAGGAAGAGAAGTCGTCCAAGAAGAAGAAGTCCAAGAAGAAGGACGACGAGGACGAGGACGACGAAGAGGACGAGGACGACGACGAAGAGGAAGAAGAGACCTCCGATGTCGAACTCTCCGTTGGCTCCGACGTCACCTACAAGTTCAAGGGTAAGAAGTTGAAGGGCACCGTGCTCGACATCTTCCCGAAGAGCAACGAAGTCCGCGTGCAGACTGGCGACAAGAAGCGGAAGGTCTCCTTCGACGACATCGTGGAAGTCGAAGTGCCTGAAGAGCCGAAGAAGAAAAAGAAGAAGGTCAAGAAGTAGTTCACTCGAACCCGGTCCAGACACCATGTTGGGCCGGGTTTATTTCTTTCGAATCGAGGACCGCATGCGTCCGTACGAACAGATTGCACTCAAGACCTTGGACGTTTCCAAGCGCATCAAAGAACTTGACCGCGTGTATCCGTTTCTCCTCGAACAGAGTGACAAGAGTTTGTGGGTCACGGATCACGTGCATGCCGTGCACGTCTATCTGCATCCCCGGTATCTTCGCCAGCCGATCGGTTCAGCCTTCGAGGTTCGATTGGCGTTCAACTACGATATCATTCCTACCAAGGAACTCGAACTCATTCAGTTGTGTTCCGGCGCCAGCGTGCAGCTGATCCAAGGAGATCCCGCAGAAGGCTTGTCACATCTCGGCTACCATATCCCGGACAGTGAAAGCTTGGTGAACGAACTCACGTGGTGGAATTCTCTGGACCACATGATCGCACAGGTGTCGTTGACCACGGACCATCTCAATTCCTCGCGGCGGTATCTCTACGCCTTCGTGGACACGTTGGCGAAGATCGGCACCTACACCAAGGTCATTCAACGATTGACGGCTCGCAAAACCGTCGATCAGATGGTCGAGGAGTTCTCGCATGTCAACCACGGTAGACGCTAAGCACTTGCGTCAACGAGCCTTCAGCCAATTGAGAGAACGGCTATTACGATTGGCCGGGTACGCCACACCCGGTCCGTCGTATCCGTTCGATCACAACACCGAAATCCATCAGGAGTTCAAACGCATCGTCTGTGCGCTGGAAGAGATCGCCGCACGGAAGGTAGATGGCTACGGTCCGTTCCGATATGACGAAATGGAAAAGGACTGGCGATGGGAAATTCAATCACTCTACCAGGACATCGAACGGAAGTTCGGCCGACTCAAGACCATGGTGCGGCCATCACCAATTCCCATGTGCGAAATCGATCAGGTACTCGAAATTCTTTCAGACCTGGCCGTATACAGCGCACGCGGTATTCAGATCCTCATTCGCCTAGAGGCGATGCAACAGGAGAAGACGCCATGAACATTGTTGTCACCGGTGCGAGTGCCGGTCTGGGTAAAGCCTTGTGCACGTCATTCCGCAGACGTGGACACTCTGTGATCGGCACGTCGCATGATGGGGTCCAGGTCCACAAGGATCCCGAGCTCGTGTTCTACGAAGCCGGACAGAACGCGTCACCAATTCAAACCTGCGTGTCCGAGATCATGTGCATGTTCGATACCGTGGATGTGCTGGTCAACAACGCGGGCACCAATGCGATCTGTCCATTCGAGGAGTTGACACCGGGATTCGTGCAGCATATCATGGACGTCAATTTCATGACAGCGGTGTTCATGACCCAATGCTTCCTCGAACACTTCAGTCGGCCGGCAGTGGTGGTCAACATCATCTCCGACGCCGCGTGGAGACCGATGCGACACTCCCTCGCTTACAACTGTAGCAAGGCCGCGTTGGATATGGCCACGAAGCAGATGGCGCGTGAGCTCACCAAGCCGCGTCAGCTGAGTATCATCGGTGTGCGTCCGGGCAAGATGGCGCACACGGCGATGTCCACCTACATCGATCAGCGTGTTCAAGAGATCCGAGGCTGGACACCGGAAGAGGCGATGAACTACTTCCGATCCTGCAGCGTCACCGGAATGGAATTCGAACCGCCAGCGGTCGCAGAGTTCATCGCGTCATTGGCGACCAGTGAGATGGCCATGAACATGTCTGGTGCGTGTATCGACCTGGTCGGCTAGCCGTGCTCAAACTACCGAACAAGACGTTGATCTTCGACACGGAGACCACTGGCCTATGGCCATGGCCGTCCGCACTGCGACAGAAGCTTCGCATCTATCCCGACCGACCGTTTCTGTTCGTGTTCACCAACCTGGACGGCGAAACGGTAACGGTGCGGGCACCGAAAATCAATCCCTACACGCGACAGGTGAAGTACAAAGGTATCGAAGCCGAACTCCGGTGGTTCAAGAAGATTGTCAGTGACCCGGACATGCGTGTAGTGTGTCACTCTGCACGGTTCGATCGGGCGATGACCATTCAGTCCGATATCCAAGCGGACTGGCGTTGTAAGATACACGACACCAGAGTCATGGCGCGGGTCGCCAATCCCACTAACGAACCGACCTACTCCTTGAAGCCGTTGGCGAAAAAGTATCTCGGTATCAGTGACGCGGATCAGAAAAAACTTCAACGTGGACTGACTAATGCCAGACGTATCGCCAAGAGTAAAGAGTGGGCGATCGCAACAAAGGAGACGCACGGTCAAAAACCGGCGGAGGCTGACTACTGGTTGCCAGAGCTTCGGAATCTGGTGAACATCTACGGCGGCACTGACGGAGTGCGAACGGCCGGCATGTATCGATACTACCGAAAGATTTTCGATCATAACAAGAAGTTCGGCGGACGACTCTGGGAAGTGTATCGGTGGGAACTGCGCACCATGCGCACGGCCATGGATATGGAACGGGTCGGGATGTCCTACCTGTCCGATGCCGGTTTATCGTTGAAAGAGTTCTACACCGACTACATGAAGCGACATCGTCGTACCATCAACAAGATGGGTTACCGCGATCTCAATCTGCAATCACCGAAACAGATGGTAGAGTTGTTCATTGAGGAACTCGGGTATGAGGCAGAACATGAAACGAAAGGCGGAAAGTATACACCACCGCAACCAAAGATCGACGCCGAACAACTCATGGTCTGGGCACGCGGTTCGGCTGCCGGTGCCGACGTTGATGGGGATGCTAAGGACGGTTGCAAATTATCTCGAGCAGTGCTCGAATGGAAAGCCGGGAAGAAGGTCATTGAGTACATCGATAGTTATGAGTTCTTCAAATGTCTCCGCCCCGATGGTTCAGCATTGCTCCATCCCGCTTGGGATAGCGCAGGAGCTAAGACTGGACGTTTCTCTTGTCATGATCCCAACACCCAACAGATCGCGTCAGCCGAAACCTCTCGACGACATTCTCACATTAGAGCTCGTCAGCGTGAATGTTATGGCCCACGACCTGGATACGTCTGGTACATGCCGGACTATTCGCAGATCGAAGTCTGGGTCTTCGCGTTCGAAGCCAACGAAGAATCGATGAAGCAAGCGCTGCTCTCGGGCAGCGACTTCCATCTCTCTACCGCGAGAGCGGCCTGGCATGATCGCAGCGACTTCTGTACCTGCGGCCGATGGAAGGAAGTCGAACAAGAGATGCGGCGGAATAAGAAGTTCGTGTTGGTGTGGGATGTCGAGAAGACCTTGCACAAGAAGGGGTGCCTCATCAAGTGGTGGCGGCAACGCGCCAAGATGATTCTGTTCTCGAGATTGTACGGTGGTGGTGTCGGCAAGATCGCCTTCCTGATTCGGTGCACGCTGAAGGAAGCGAAACGCTTCATCGCCGAGTTCAACGCAAACCTACCGGGTGTACGGGAGTACATGAATGAGACCGTGGGCCGTGTGCGAGACACCGGCGTACTGATCAACCTGTTTGGGCGGGAGTATCCGATCGATAAATCCTTTGCGTACAAGGCCGTCAACTACCAGATTCAAGGCAGCAGTGCGGAGATCATGAAGCGAGCGATCGTGCGGACCAACGATCATCTCGTCACGAACTATCCGGGCATCTGGACGCGTGACGATGAGGGCAATGAAGTCTACACCGGCTCCCATGTCGTCGGCACCGTGCACGATGAGGAGATCTTAGAGATTCACCGCAATGACCACAGCAAGCGATTGATGCGTGAGATCATCGAGCTCATGCAGGTAGACTCGCATGTCGTACCCAACTTGCCGGTACCGCTACCGGTTGGTATGAAATGGACCCAGACCAATTGGTCTGAAGCCAAGGAAATTTCCTTGTGAGGATAGCCGTTGCCTACAACGACCTCGACCAAGCTACGACCCTTCGAAACACATGGTGTGGAGTTCACAGGAGAACGTGGAGACGAGCGATTCGGTACCTGTCCATTTACCGGCAAGGCCGAAAAGTTTTATGTCAATGTCAAGACCGGACTGTGGGATAGTAAGACCGCTGGACTGTCCGGCAACATCCCTCAATTCCTTCGCCAGATCTCGAAGCAGTACGTTTCACAGATGACGGACGTCATCCTCAAACGGTTAGCCGATGATCGCGGCTTGCCGATGAAGGCGTTCAAGGATTGGAACATCGGATGGGACGGTCGCAACTATACCATCCCGGTTTCTAATCTGGACGGCAACACTGTAGACATCCGCATGTACCGATTGGGTGGACGAATCATCTCCACCGCTGGGTGCAATGTCGGGCTGTTAGGCGCGGAACATCTCAACCGAAAATCTGAACCCATCTACCTGTTCGAAGGCGAGTGGGACACCATCGCCGCTCGCTACATCATGAGTAAGATCGGTGTGCGAGGCGTGTGCGTCGGCGTGCCCGGTGCCGGCATCTTCAAGCCGGAATGGATGTCATGGTTTCAAGGCCGGATCGTGCACACGCATTATGACAAGGATGCGGCCGGGGAGTTAGGTGAACAGCTGGCGGAGAAGCGATTGAACGGGGTGGTACGGTCCGTTACCTACACGCACTGGCCGGATGATCTCCCAGAAGGCTTCGACATTCGCGATTGGATTCTGTACGGCCTAAACAAAGGCACGCCGAAGAAATCCTGGGCACGACTCTCGATGCTGTATGAGCCGAAGCCACGTGTCCGCGAACTCGCTCCAGCGAAGCCGGAATCGTTTGTCATTCGACGCACGGTGAAGGGAAAACAGAAGCTGATGTGGAAGCGGCCACCGACCTTGAAGGACGTCCATGACGTCTTCAAGAAGTGGTTGTTCCTCGACAGCACGGACGGCATCGATGTGTTGTTGGCGACGCTGATCTCGCAACGACTGGAAGGTCCGCCGGTGTGGTTGTTCCTCGTGGGCCCACCGGGATCCGCGAAGACCGAACTCATCTCCTCGCTCTCTGACTTGAATGAGGACATCTACGCCACCAGCACCGTGACGCCGCATGCGCTGATCTCTGGTGCCAACTTCCAGGGCATGAAGGAAGACCCGTCGTTGATCCCGAAGCTGGATGGCAAGGTGCTGGTCATCAAAGACTTCACCGCCGTGATGGGCGCGAAGGACCAGGAGAAGGAAGAGATCTTCAGCATCCTCCGTGACGCCTACGACGGTCAGTGTGGAAAGATTTTCGGCAACGGTATCATCCGCGCGTACAAGTCTCGGTTCACCGTGATCGCCGCCGTGACGCCGATGATCTACGATCTCGGGTATCGTCATGCGCAACTCGGCGAACGGTTTCTCAAGTACAGCTTGGCGGATAACTTGGTGCACCCAGATGAGTATCAAATCATCTCGAGAGCGATTGAGAACACCGATCACGAAAAAAAGATGCGGCAGGAGATCCGGGATTCGGTGCGAGAGTATATCAATCGGTCACTGAAGGGAACGGTGTTGCCGGTCATTGGTCCGGAGCTCAAGGATCGAATCATCTGGCTTGGGAAGTTCGGTGCACGTATGCGTGGCACGGTCTCACGGGATTCGTATCGCAACGATATCATGACCTCCAGACCGACGGCCGAAGTCGGTAGCCGATTGGGGATTCAATTGGCGAAGCTGTGTCGATCCCTCGCCATGTTGCATAAACGGG